TATTCTGACCTGATTTCTCGCCATTACTTTGCTATTTTATAAAGTAAAGGAACATCCACTCGATTGATAAAGTTTATCCTATTGTAGTTAGTTGTTGGTCCTAAGTTTGCCAATATTTTTAAAGTAGCCCCAACCCACGAGGGTTCGTTCAGACCGGGAAGTGTAAATTCTCCTGTCTCTGGATCCTCGCTTTTAGTGTATTGTATACCGGGACGGCCTGTTGACGGTACGTTTTCAACAAACTTTGAGGAAATATCGTCACCGTTAGAATCAACAGTCAACTCTTCTCCGTTAGGCAAAATCACAGATACGCTAGTTATGCTAGAGACAAACAGACCATGTTCTTCACTTGTGTTTCCTCCAGAGTTTTTAAACCGTATGTTCCCCGTTTCTGGCTGCTTGGCATTACCGCCTGCAAGGAGGTAATTCATGTTTGACATTCTGAAGACACCTAAACGCTCTCCCTCCTGTCTAAAACAATGACTTGTGACATCGCTAGGGTAGTTTATGCTGTGGTTGTAAAAACTTATTGGCTGAGAGTATTCATACTTAACCACACCCCCATCTGTTTTGGTTACAGAGTTTTCTGCGTCACGCGAGTTAAGCCCATCTATGTATTCACTTACGCCTGTAATTGGAGTAAGACTATAGTACAGCTTCCCCATTTGTGGTCCGTGGGGAAGATGATAGTAACCTAATTCGTTGTAGGGCCAGGTTGTTGTGTCCAACTTGTAGGTCTTAAACCCGTCAGAGTTTAAATATGTCGGCTCGGTTTCGTCTGCTGGTATTAGCACGAAGGTGTTAGGTGAACTTTCTACAACTAGCTCTCCAGAGTCTAAAACGATTTTAGCATCAGGCGTTGAGTTGTTTGGAAACAAGTCGTACCAGCGAGATGTATAGCTTCGAATGTATCCATCTGTAGGCACGCCCGCTGCCGGACTCAGGGCCGTTTTGTAAATGAATTTGTCTTCGTTCATGATATAGATGTCCGAAACCTCGGTGCCATCAATATCCTCAACAATCTCTAGAGCGCTATTATATTCCCTAATATTGCCGAGCTGAAACGAAGATGAGCTGTTATCGCCTGTTATAATTTCATAAGAACCATTACCCGTGGTTCTTATCAGCAAGCTGTCACGCTTAGGAAAGGGGCTGTTATTTACTACCACATAATCAACCGTCGGGTTTCTGTAGTGAGTGGTTGGATGCGAAATGAACGGGTAATCTTGATCGGGTAGCCCCAAAAACGTATCGTCGTCTCGTAGCTCGGCACGGATCTTTAGCACCTCGTGTCGCCCTTCATACTGAATAGAGTAGATACGAAACTTTCCGCCCTCAAAGTAGATGACATCTTCAAACTTGACGCCCTTAAAGTATCGACAGCGAATCTCAGCCTTGATTTTACCTGTTCGCTGTTCTTGGATACGCTCCTCCGAGGCGCCAGCAGAAGGCGTGCCGATGTATTTAAATTCGGCACCCACATCGCGCTTGATGATAGAGACGGTCTTAACCTTTTCCCCTGAATTGTTAACGGTCATAGATTCCCTGTAGAAGGAAATCTTGTTCTTCATGGATCCCGGAGTTAGTACTGCCATTAGTAACGCTTTACTGAGCCAAGCAAGCGCTGTACACCCTCCTTGACTTCTGTGGTGATACCTCCGAAAAACTCTGCCTCACGGTGTGAATCGTAGTGACCTATTAACATAAGGGCTGCCTGAGTAAATTGCTTAGGCAGGTCCTTTACGTTCTCACCTCCTTCAAGGGTAATCTTATACAGATCGTAGTCCTGGTCTTCGTTAAGGTCCACAGGAGGTTCTGTTCCTGTGAAATCAACCTGAAGAGGGTAGCCTGTATTTCTAACTCGCGTCTTATCGTCTACGTAAGCGACATAGTCTCCACTAGTGTCCAGGTAGTCGATGGCTTCTACAGTATATGTGCCTGTAATGTTTCTCAGAGTTTGAATTTCGTTAACCTCCAAACGGTCTAGATAAACCACTACAGTTGATTTCTTGGCAGAAACAGATGCCAAGTTGTAGTTTGAGTCTTCGTGCTGCGCAGGAACGCTAGAGCAGAACACACGGTTCGTCACCGTGAGCATGTAGTCCATAGCGGCCTCCAGGTAGGATTTGATGAGATCGTCAGCTTCCCCCTGCTCGTAACGCAAGTGGCCGCGAATAATAGACAAAGGCACTAAGTCTTCTGCGTAGTAATTCTGTGTGACGATCGTTTTCATTTCCTAGATTTAAAAAAGGGGGCGACCGCAATAGCCGCCCCCTTCCATTTCATTCGCTTAATGTGTCTTACGCAACTCCGGTCAAGCCCTCGAATGCTTTCGACTGGAGGTACTCTACGTCTCGATAGCTGTTAGCGATGATTCGCGTAACACCATGGTCCGCATCGGTGTAAGGGTCAATAATCAAATTTAATCCACCCCATGTGCCAGTTACAAGCTCATTGATGTTCATCATGAAGAACTCGCCAGTAGAGACTTGAGATGAAACAAAAGTCTCGTATCCCATCACGCTTCGGTTTGTAAGCGGAGAGGTTGCGAACAGCATTCCAGAACCTGCGTCATGGCTCAAAGCACGCAGAGCGCGATAAGCTGACGCTGAAGAAAGTGCCTTCACCCCTTCCAATGGAACATCATTACCCAACAAATAAGACTCCAGATCAAGTGTATTCTCGCTGGCGGCAACATACGTGTGCAACGCAGTCCCTGAAGGTCCGTTAGTGGTAGCGGCTGCTTTAACTTTAGTAATAATATCTGCGTTAAACTTCTTAGCCATAGCATCACGAATTTCCTTAGCAAGGAAAGCACCCATGTCATCAGCAGATTGCGCCAACATTTGATCAGTTACCTGCGTGTGAGCTGAGTAACGAGTTGGTTGCAATGTGCGAGAAGTGAAGCCTGGGTTTGCAATTGTGTTTGCCGCACCTTCTTGCGTATCATTTGTTGCGGTAGCAACTGCGTTTTGAACTTGGAAAACAACATCTCCAGTCAATCCCTCCAGGTTTCGCGCTCCAAGTTGAGCACCGATATCTGCAGGCTTAAACATTTCGGAAATTCCGTTATCAACTACTCCTACCGTGCCTCCAAAAGCAGTAGCGTTGGCATTAGTACCATCAATAGCGAGTGCAGCACGTTGAGTCACAAATGATGGGATGCAGATACCTCCTGCAACATTTACCTTTGCATTTTGAAACTCGTTACGAGCCTCTTGGTTCATTTCTGCTTCGAGACCAGTCAAGCGGCCCTGAGCAGCTTCTTTTACCATTTTGCCAAAGCTAAATTGCTTGGCAGCGCGAGCCTCTGAATCGCCGAGGCCCTGAACGAACGCGGGTGCGTTCTTTTTGTTTTCGTTTTCCATTGTGGAATTTTGTTTGTTTGATTTATTATTTCGAGCCTCGGTTGGCTCCTTTTTTTCTGTGTTAAACGCCTGTGAATATGGGTGTGGCAAAATTGCCGGATCAATGAGTTCTTCTACACGCTCTTCGGTTTCCTCTTCCTCTTCTTCTTCGGACTTTTCCTCTTCTTCCTCTTCTTCTTCTTTCATCTCAGCACGCTCTTCCTCTTCTTCCTCTTCGTCCATCTCCTTTTCTTCTTTCTCTTTCTCCGTGTCCTCTTCCTCGTCAGTGTAGTGGTCTGGTCGCTTTTCCTCTTCCTCCTCTTCTTCGAGTTTACGCAACTCTTCTTCTACCTCTGAGTCCAAAAAGCTCTGCATAGAACGAAGCGCTACCTCTGTGGTTGGGTACGCGCCTTGAGTTGTTGGAGAGACGTCAAACAAGGTTTCTACCTCGTTGATCGTACGCATATGAACGCCATCGTCTCGGCGCTCCCAGTCGTCGTCTGCAATCGTGAAGCCAAAGCTAGACGTAGATACATTACCCATTCGGATATTTTCAGCCAGGTCTTTTGCGTAGGATTGATTTCCTAGCTCAAACCGATACTTAAGACCCTTGTCATCGACTTCCAGTTCTAAGCCGCGACCAACACGGGCTAGTGGCATATTCCAGTCGTGGTTAAACAAAGCAACAGTGTTAGACATGTCAGCCTTGTCGAAAGCACCACGAGCGATACGCTCGGCAAACTTTCCGCCAATAACGGTCTCGTCCTCGAATCGTGCCGCGTAGCCCTCGACAACGACGTTTCCATTCTTTTCAGAACGGATCTCGAAGTCTGCACTCAGCGACCGCTTTTCTAGTTTTTCCATTATTGGTTTTCTATTTTGTTGATAGTTTTCTCACACCATGATTTCATGCTGTCGCCACCCCAGGCAGCGTACATGATAGAACCGCAGATGTCCTTACCTTTTGCGTCAGTGAACTTCCCCTGATCGTACGTCTTTGCACGAGAAAGAAAAGAAAAGGTCCTCTTGATCGTGTTAAGAGTGAGCTTCTCTCCAGACGCCAATTGACGCGCTCGAACCCAGCCTACGCTAGTTCCGCAGCTCGTACCATTTTCTTCCTTGTGCTTCAAGGCAGCTTTGGCGCGGTTCTTAGCCGCCTGTGGATATCCGCCGTAGGTATTAGCCATTATACTAAGTCAATAACTACTGAGTTTGTGATAGCTGACGTAAGTGCCGCAGCATTCGTTCCAGCCGCGTATCCGTACGTGATTTGCCATACCCCCTTTCCAACTCGTTGCTGCCAAGGTGAAGTGTCTTCGGCAGCCGTTGCAGCAGCTGTAACCAAGTCGTCAACTACGTCTGAAAGTGTTGAGATGTCAGCGGTGTTGTAAAGCTTCATAGCGTGTGCTAACTGATTTACAGTTGCCGTCTTATGGGCGGTAGTCACTGTTGATTGCTGAATATAAGCAACGTGTGTCGTGGACAACTCTGCCTTCACACCGTCTGTCCCGACGGCTACTGTGGAGCCAGATGTGCGCACGTTATTTACTTCGAAATAGTGTGTAGGCATGTTTATTCTTTATTGTCTTCGGCTAAGTCCATCATGGCTTGGTTGTCCACTTCATCAACAGCCTGTGGATCGCTTTTAGAAACCACAGAAGCGGCGTAGTCAGACATAGCAGAAAGCGGTATTTGATTAAGTTGAATGTGATGGTTGTCACCCCCTTGAACAGGCGCCAGGCCTTCACGAGATCTGACCTCATTGATTGATAAAACACCGTCAGAGAGTAGGGAGTGATAATAGCTGGCCCTGGAAGTGGAGTCTGCCCGCAACATGGAGTCGATGTCGAACCTGCATGAAAGACTGTTGTCGTTTCGTAAAACTTTCCGCTCGATTTCAAGTTCGATTCGGCGCACCCAGGGCAAAATGGTCCCTTGGAAGAATTGAAGCGTTTGTTGCTCATAGTTGTCATACGATGAATTCCCCTCCATTCCGATTATAGCGGGAGGAACCTGAAAGAACCGGGCTATCTCCTCAGAGGTGTACTTCTTGACTTCTATATACTGAAGTTGCTCCAAAGGCACAGAGAGCGGCTGGTAGGCGAAGCCGCCCCCCAAGATAGCGACTTTATGGGCATTCTTTTTGCCCATGAATTCTTGCCTCCAGCGCTCACTGGCCTCCCTCATCTGCTCTATCGTAAGCGGCTCCTTCGTAGTGAGGATGCCGCCGAGCATTCCACCATTTTCAAAGAACGTACTGCCGAAATTTTGAATCGACTTGGCGGTATTGAGGTTTTGGAGTTGGATGTTCGTCGGGTTTTTACCGCGAAACGCCTTGATCTCCAGAATCTGTTCCTGTGGGATAGGGCTAGGCGAGCCTGTGTAAGTGTACCAGCGGGTTCCGTCAAGCTCCAACTTTGACTGAACCTCTGTAGCAGGAAGCCAGTAAATCTCACCGTCCAAAATGAGAGCCGTACCGACCCCGTATAAAAGCGCGTCACTGACGATCATTTGCCAGAATTCGTACGCACCCATCATAGGGTTTGGCTCTACAGCCATCATCCGGCTGACTGGGTGGCTAGGAAGTGGTCTTCGGATGCCGTCTTTGTCAACCTTTTCCACCACCGCGTTCATAGAAGCGATCGTGTCAGAAATCTTGCTAACACAGGCGTAAACAGCCGACAAGGTAAGCGTGTCCACACCTGAAGCCAGTGTCTGGTCGCTGACAATGGTGCTTAACCATCCAGTGTGAGCTTGGGTAGGGAAGATAGGCGCTTGTTGCCGATCCTCCTTGTTCAAACCGAAAATACGTTGAAATAAATTTCGCTCTTTGGACATTGGCGCAAAGATAGTGTACAGCAGCCTCTACTGAACGAATTTTTTGCTACATTCCTACTACTGACATAAAGAACTCAAAGTTAGGAGCAACCTCCTCTTCCTCAAAGGTTAGCATCTCTCCAATCGCCATGATTGCAGCCACCACGCCGTCAATCTTATCTCCAGATTTCGACTTGTCTACTTTTATGTTCCCGCTAGGGTCTAACTTTAAAAACACATTGCCCATCATCCACCGTAAAACCTCATCGCCGCCGTGATGCAGCTTGCCTTCTAACGCCAGCTTCTCGTAGAATTTAGAAGGGAAAGACATGGAGGCGTATCCTTGACCAAACGGATCACACGGAACCCCGTCGCCTTCAAGGTCACGAATCAAGCTCAACGAGTTCCAACGGTCGTACGCCACGCCTTTGATGTTATATTTTTCTGATAGATTGTTAGGGTCGTACTGGACCTTTCCATCCATCACGTAATGGCCGCTAATCATCCTGCGTATCACATTATAGTCTGTGACATTGCCAGGAGTTACTATCACATTTTTATAATCATCAATGTGAGAATATATATGTGTCTCATCCCTTTCGAGCCTACGCTGAACCGCTCGTTCTGGAAGGAAGTAGTAATTGGATAGTTGCACTCCTGTCTCCGGGTCGCCAACCGCCACGCTAAACGCTGTCATGTCATCCGTGGCCGCGAGGTCAAGCCCTATATAAGCGTCAACCTTTTCCGATGAGGTATCGATTGGTTGTTTGATGTTAGACTCGCACATCCACAGATCGTCCTCTATCCATATATCTTGCGCACCTACAAAAAGGTTGCAGTGCTTGACCATAAATTCCGTAATGGTACGACCGCCGTACAACTTCGCGTTGTTGCACTGCTTCTGCAAGTAGTCCATCGAGATTGAAGCTCCGAGACCAGGATTTGCCTTCTTCCATGCTTCAGGGTCATCCCATTCGTCACCGTCGTCTTTGTCGATCTCGTAGCACAAAAACAACAGGTTGTCGTTCTTTACCGTGCCGTCTAACACCTTCTTTCCGCCGCTTACGAACTCGGTAGCCACGCCGTCCAGCACGAAGCCAGCGGTAGAGATGGCAAGCATCAGTGGCGACTTACGAGAACCCATAGAGGAAGCAAGTACGCGATA